TGACCATTCTAAAAACTTATACAATAGTTGTTCAAAGTCTACTGTTTGTCCTTGTTCATCTATGTCTGTAAATCCCCAACCGATGAACTCTAGATACTTTTGATAACCCAACATTAAATGAGCAACATCATCAATATTTTCTAAAATTTGACCGTAGTTAAAATTCTTGATTTGGTCTGATTTAAATTCTTTATAACCATTTGCTGTTACTTTATTTGTTCTTGGCCATTCAACAAGTTTTTTCCAATCTTCAATATTATCGTCTAGTAATGTTGTTGAAGTATGTTCACGTAAACAAACATAAGGTTGACCTTCATATTTCATGTAACTATCTTTACGATAGAACGCACCTTGTTGCCATTCGTTTAAATTTTCTCTGTCACCTTTTGTGCTAAATGCTTTTTCACCTGAAACTTTATCCCATTCCATTGCAAAGAATGTAGGATTGATATCATCATACCCTTGAATTCTATAACCGTATTTTCTTGTCTTAGGTTGAGATATCATAGTCCAAGCACTATAATCAAAAGTAATAGTACCTGTTTGTTCTGCCTGTGTTTGTCCAGCTTGTTTTCTTCTATAATATTTTCCATCTGCACTGTTCAATACAATATCACCTGGTTGATACCATGAAGTGTCTGCTCTCAGATACACAGGAAATGAATCATCTAATGAAACTTTTTCAATTATTATTGCACTAAAGAATTCACTTCTGTTAGGTTCACCTGCGTGAATTACTAAATCAAAGTTGTCTTTTGGTACATCTGTATATCTGCTATTATTCAGTGAGGTGTTTTCTGCTAACAGTCTAAAATTATTAACAAAGCCACCTAGTTTTGAACCTAGTTTAAAATCATAATTTTGTTTCTTTTGTAGAATGTTTGTAGTATTAGAACCTTCTTTTTTATTATGAATTCTAATACCTTCTGTAACTTGGTCTTTGTATTCGTGAAAAACTTTGAATGGTTTAGTTAGCATCATTAAAATGAATTCAATAAATGGGTATTCACTTGAACGTCTCCATGCCATTTCTGTTGGAGACCCATCACCGAACTCCCAATCTTCTTTCATCAATACAACATCTGAACTTGTAATACTGCTATTAAAAAATAATTCATTTACTGGTTTTAAATCACCATTACTATCTACTGGAATAGGTGTGTTTGTAATATTGTAATCAGTAAACAACGTACTCCAAAAATGATATGTATTAGAATTTGTTCCGTACTTTAATTTAAAGTCTGCTGGTTCTTGTGAAAGTCCTACAACTTTCCAAGGTTCAAATAAAGGATTATCAGTATTATAAGCAAACTGATAAATGCCTCTCCAATGTCCTGGAGAGTCTGCATCTATTGTTCTATAGTTCCATGTCTTCCAGTCATTTGGATCATAGTCTGTATTGTATAAGTTATCGATATTATTTCTAATCATCCATTTCTTAAAGAAAGGATACATTGTATAATTCTTTTCGTATAGTTCCCAATCTGCACTTGAACGACTGTAAGGACCATAGTTAAATCTATCTACGTTTGTTCTTGTTATGTTATCATCTAAACTATTCCATATTAAAGTTTCAAACATCAACAAAATGTCATCTGTTCTATCACCGAACTTAGGTGTAATTGAACCATCATGTCCTTGAATAAATTCTACTGCATTTGTGTAGCTTCCATCTAGTACTACTCCAGGGATAAACGCTGGATTGATTTTTAAAAATGTTGAACTTGGTGGAATGTACGCTTCATCTACACTATCATATTTTCTTAATGATATTGTGTCTGTGCTTACTAAATCGTCAATAAAGTTTATTTGTTCACCTGACGTAGAAATTGTGTAATCTACACCTAGTTTTAAAACCACATCATTTTTTATAACAGTAAGTTCTTTATCATTTAAAATTTGACCTAAGTCAGTTGGTATAAATTGTTCTTTAGTTCCTAAAACAATATCTAATGATGCAGTAGAATAGTTAGAGAATATTTCTCCATAATTTATTTTTAATAAATTGTCAAATATACTAATGCTTTGTCTTTTTGATAAACCAATATTTGCTATTGCTTCTTCAAGAATTTCTAAACTAGTTTTACTATCACCGCCTGGATCACTTAGTATGTCTCTTACTGTTGTAATAAACTTATTTTTATAACCTTGATAGGCTGTAGATAAAAACTCAAAAGACTTAATAGGATCATAATCATCTCTTGATAAAGAGAAGTAAGCATCTCTAACATCTACAGAGTTTACAACCATAACACTACCTTGGTTGTTATGTCTTGTCTTTAATGTGTTATTGCCTAGTTCTCTGTAATTGTTTACACCATTGGGTTCACCTGATAATCCAGGTGTAGTTTCTATAATTCTTAGAAAATGTTCATACCAAGTTGAATATGGTATTTGTGTATTTAAATATGTTTTGTTGTCAACATTGTATTCTAGTGAATGATGCAATCTTTGAAAGCCAGTATCACCGTCAGTTGTTACAGGACCATTTGTACAAATGTCAACATGTACAAATCCTACCGGATCAGCATTTACATTAAAAGTTATATCATTTCCACTAACTGTGTAGTTGTTTATTTGTTTTATCCCGTCAATATATACGTCAACTGCATTTGAATTTTTTGGAGTTTGTGATAATGTTAAAACTCTTGTTGCATTTCTACCAAATTCTTTTCTGTAATTTCTATAATCAAAATCTGATTTTATATACATATCGTTGTGAGTAGTCGTATTGTTTGGTGCAAGTACTACCTTGATATCTAAAGTTTGACCAGTTGGAACATCTAATGTTACATTATCATCACTGTTTACAATGTAACCATCTTGTAATACGAGTCCGTTAGAGTCTGGTATGATGGTTAATGCATTGCCTGTAATCGTATAATTAGTATCTTTTACAAGTTGATATAGACCTGTTCCGTTGTCAATAAACACTGCGGCTGGTCCTTGAAAGTTACTCATATCGTTTACTAAATTTATACTACTTAAAGGAGTATTTAAATTTTTAATATGTTCAACATAATGAAATTGAGAGTCATCTGGAACATCTGTTTCAAAACAATATTCACTTGTGTAATCGCCTGACTTAACTACTGGAATAAATCCTAGTTCTTGGTCTGTTTGATATAATTCACTATCACCAACTGTATATGAAAAAATCTTTGCATCTGTTATATATGTACCAGATTGGTCATACATTTTAAATTTAGGAAATTCCCATGAACTGATACTTGACATGCTATCAGCTAATTCTATTTTATTATCAAATTCAATGATAGGTCTTTTTGCTTGTTCTATTAATGTATAGTTGTCATCTGTAATCTTATCTCTAATATCATCATAATGATACCATGAGTTTACAACACTGAACCAGCTAGAACCAGGTCTCCCTACAGTTACGTAATGTTTGAAATTAGATTGTGTTAATGAGTTATCAGTTACAAAACCTGGCTTGACCCAATAATACATTGACCAGTTAACAAACTTATCTAAGTCAATAGGTATGTTGATAGTTTTCTTTTCAGTATCAAATAATCTTCTATGGTCGTTTGTTAATGCACCTTTATTGAATAGAGAGTTTAATAAATCTTCATAAAAAACTTTTTGTTCATCACTTGAATATACAGGCTCAAGCCCATAATTTTCACGTGTGAATGCGTGAGGTGGGTAAGACAAATAAATGTCTTGTTCTGAATTTATGCCTTTTTCTTTTCTACCAACATACGCTCTGACTTTCTCCATGTCTCCTTTTGAAAAGACACGTTCTAACGTAGTTTCAAAAATAGTTTCTAGTTCACTATTTTTTAAATGTCCTGGTAAAAAATCATAAATCTTATTGGCCATAGTCTGTCACATCCTCGCCTTGTAATTCTGTTTGTGAGATTGCTGAAATTATTTTCACATCGGCTGATGTTGTAACACTTAAGAAAATCTCATTTGGTTCACTAGTAATACTTAGCAAGTCTGTAAAACCACTTGTTGAGAATTTAGGTGTTATTACAACACTCGCAATGTATTCACCAAGTTGCTGATGTAAATATGATGCTAACTCTGAGAAGTAGAATGTATCTCCAAACTCCCAATTTTCTAATGCAAAATATTCATTTACTTTTGCCGACACCGCAGTTTTGATTTCACTATCAGTATAAGATGTTCCTGATTTTTTAACTACTTTAAATGTAGCTTGATTTTCAGGTGTTGAAAATGATCCAAACAAATATTTAAACTTGACTGGAATATAACTTATATGGTCTGCGATAGCCGCCTTAGGTTCAATAGAACTCATTAATGATTTTAATTCATAATTATTAGGGGCAGTAGGTATTTGCTCTTTAAATCCTCCTGCAATCCATTTGTTTACTTTTCTTACATAGTCACTTGTCAACACATATAAGTCAACAATGTTACTTGTACTAGGATCAATTCTTTTTTCTAAATCTGCATAATGATCCCATCTAAAACTCATAAATTCATCTTCTGTATAACTTCTTCCTTCTACAACTTTGTACTTTCTAGAATCATAAACTATACATGTTGGATCATTTGAGTCTGGATACTCAAAGTTTACTATAGGAGACCACCCGGCACCAACATAGTTGTACCAAGTCTGGTCAGTTAAGTTGTACCAAATTTTTAAATCTGAACTTGTATTTAAAGGAACAGGGAATAATGGATCAGTACTTTGATTATCACTTGCTGTCGCTATCTTAGAAACACGTTCAAACGTTCTTGAACCATCTACGTAGTCTTCGATGACAATATTAGAAACGTCACCATATGAATTGAATATGTCTAACACACCATATGGATCACCGTCTGTAGTTTGTGTTAATAATTTAACTCTTGCTTGATTCATGTATCCAGCTTTAGTTATATAATCATCATAAACATATGCACTCTTTGTTTCATATGTTGTTGTTCTTCTTTGTAATGAACTTTTTAATTCAACAGTGGCTACAACTTTTACTGAGAAATTATCTAAGTTTACTGTAGTACTTCCGTCTCCTATGAATACATCTATTAAACTGCCTATACCTGGATCGATTGTCCAGAAGATAACCTTGTAATTAGTCACACCAGTTCCTGCCGTAGAGATTAGCTGTGTATGTGCAGTATCTATAAATTCACCACTTTTCTTAAGCAGTAAAGTAGACTGTGTAATTGTTTCTGTTGAACTAAAAGATATTTCACCATATGCAGTTTGTTTAAATCTAACATCGTTTTGTACATTGTCTGCACTTTCGATTGCACCCCAAGTTTGTGATGGATATGTAAATGTAAATTCATCTTGTGATACATCGTACAAACTAAAGAATGCATCTTGTACACCTTCCATTCCTAATGTTGCTGTTGTAAAATCTTCACCAGTTGGCAATTCATTTTGATCCATCCAAATAAAGTTTCCTGTTGTTTGTGCAGTGTTAAAATAATCAGTAGAAGGTTTTCCTAAGAACCCATATGTGTTTTCTAAATTCTCTGTTGATACTGTGGCTGTGGAACCAACTGCGTTTCCTACGTTTGCTGAATCTGTTTCAGTAGTAACGGGAACCATATCTGGTGAAATATTTATTTCTGATGAATTTACAACTTCGTTGTCTGCTTGTACTAACGAAAGTGAGGATACATATTTTGATATATCATCAACTGCAAATTCTAATTCACCATCAGTTGCAACACTACTATCGAATATTTGTCCTGTAGGACCTGAACCACTTACTGTACCTATTATTCTATCGTCTACGTTAGTTGGTGATACTATTTCTGTTGCTCTATCAACAAGATACTGTAGTCCTGTTGGAGAAACCAAATATGTTTTATAACTTTTTGGCACAACCTGTCCTGAATTTTCATCAACAAAGTCGTAAGTAACATCTGCACCTGTGTGTTTGAATTTTGCTTTGAATGTTGCACCACCGTTGCCGTCATCTGCATACTCATCGATAGGTGTAAAACCAATCGTAATATCGTCAGTACCAACTGTAGTTACTGTTGCTGATTCAACATCTCCAGGTCTGTAATAGTTAATAAGAATTTTATCTCGTTCTGCTAAATTAGTTTCGTTGTCTACTACAATATCTTTATTTCCATAGTAGAACTTAACTTGGTCTGTACTTTCAAATACAATCTTCTTACCTTTGATATAAGCTGTGTATTCTGCTTCATTTGTTCTTATACCAGGTTCATATTTGTAAAATACAGCAATCTTTCCTGTAATGTCTGTTACTTGAGGATCCTCGTCCCATATGTTCCAAGACCATTGATTGTTGCTATCTAAATCATAATATAATGTAAATGAATCAATATTAACATTGTCAATCTTCTGTGACTTGATTGCATCTATTTCTGTTTGATTAAACGTTTTTCTAAAACCTTTTATAATTTTTTTAATTGAACCGTTTTCTGTCAATACTTGGTCTAATATATATTCACCTGGTTGTTGACTGTTAACTTTCTTAACTTTTACATAATACATTGCTCTGCTTGAGTTTGAAGGATTTATACTCTGTCCTTCGATGTATAAACAATCACCTTCTTCAATAGGCAATACTGAATTAGTATCAACTAAATCTATTTGCAAGTTATTAAGAGAACTTCTTGTGAATTTACCGTCTTCTGTAGTAACAAATGTATTTGCACCTGTTGTAAATTCTTGCCAAACATTTATGTTTGTTCCTGGTTCTACAGGATTTAATCCATCTGTGTTACTATCAGATATTGCTTCATATAGTTTATCATTTGGTGCTGTCCCATGTCTGACACTATCACCAACTGTATATGCTGTAGAACTATTCCAAACGTCTTTAAAATTTTTAATATCTTTACTGTCTCTGTATTGATAGAAATATTGATTAACTATTGCTGGATGAGATATTGCTTTAGTTAATTCGTTTCTAATAAAGTCTGTAGAATTTCCGTGGTCTCTGTTAAACTTTAAAGAAAGTCTTAATGCATCGCTCCATGAATTTGGGTCTGTGCCATCTACAGTTGTATAATCAAAACGCTCTCCGCCCTCGTTTTCTAAAAATACAGAACCGTCTGTTCCTGTAATACTTAAATCTGAGTGATGTCCTGTAACATCGTCCATTTCAAAGTAACGTGAATTACCTGCGAATGAAGTGTTTACTGCTTTGACTTTTCTTACAACATTGTTTCCTAATGATAAAGGATAGATGTTATAGTCTTGAGCATTGACCATTCTGTCTTGTGAATAATATGCCTTCTGTGCAATTCTTCTAACACTTGAAAATGTTTCTGCCGCAAAGTTTTCTGCAAAGTCACGTGTACTTGCTAGTGATAATGTAATTCTATATTTTTGGTCATCTGCACCAATGTATGGAATAGAAATCTGTACATCTGCAATATCATTTGAATTCACTGTAAAGTTTTCGTTTGCACAAACTCTATACCAAACACGATAGTCACCGAATGCCGCATTTCCGAATACGCCATCAGGATAACGTAACTCTACTGAGTTATCAATGTTTGTATGAACACTAACTAAATCACCATTACCTGTTCTTAGTGAATTATAAATTGCAGTTTCACGTGTATCATTATCTACTTTAGTTACACTTGACAGATATGTTCCACTTGATGAGTCTACTTTTTGTATCCAAATATCTGAATTAGAAACGTCTGTATCATTTACAATTTCTGTTCTATTTGATACTTGAGTCAAGTATCTAAACAATTCACTTTTTAACTGACCCGCTTTTGCAGTCACAAAGAAACCTGTTCTGTCTGATGCTGGTCCTAAGTTATCATTTCTGTTTAAGATTGTGAAATTTTTTCCAGAAAGAGGTTCACCCTCAATAATTTTATCATCTTCAATGACTGTACGTACTGCTTCAAATCTTCTGTTAGCACCTGCAACATTTGATGTAAACGCATATGCTAGAGATTTTGATTCTGGGTTTTCGTTGATTTCATAAAGATAGTTTTCTATAGTACCAACAATAAGACTTGCACTTGGATCTTGAATTTTTGTATTCTTATTGAAGGATGCATTTAATACAGTTACAAATTTTTCATACCAGTCAACATCATTAGAATCATTCCAGTTACATACGACACCAGCGAGAGAATTACCTTCGTTGTCTGAAACATCTTCTGTAGTTGATACACTTGTAATCTTCATCATACCACGTGCATTGATAGGTCTTGTTTTGATATAACCTAACGTTTTTGCCATACGCAAAATACTCAAACGGCGTTCTGCGGTATCCAAAAAGTTTTCACGTGTATTCATGTCATTTCTAAATGCTAGAGAATGACCTAGGTATGCGACAAGGTCTAGAATTGCTATAAATTCAGAACTTGCTATAAAATCATTAAATTTATCCGGGTATGTTCTGCTAATATACGAAAGTAAACTTTCACGTATAGTATCAAAATCATAAGCCTTCAAGCTAACATTGGTAAATGCGGTATACACACTAGTCCAACTTTCACTTGCGAATAAGTTATCTATTCTGTCTTGACTCATTTTATTCTCTCTGTAGGTCTATTGTTAATGTAATCGGTTCTTTCTCTGGTAATAAATCAACCGATATTGATGCTGTTACTGTGTGGTCTGTCTCACGTAAATTAATACTTGTTAAGCTGACCCTTGGATCATCGTTGATAATCTCTGTTAAATCATCTTCGATAAGTGTTTTTATCTGAGGAGTTAATGGTTCGAATACTAGGTCATGTATAATAGACCCGTAAGTAGGCATCATTATTCTTTCGCCTTTTCGAGTCATTATGTTATTCAACAAGTCCTCAACCACTAACTCTTTTCCAGTTAGTGTGTGATTAATTGCTAATTTGTTTTTAGTACTAAAACCTATAAATCTTGCCATTATATACTCTCTTTACTATTAAGAGTATTTATCAACATATAAACTTCGAACTTTTTGTATTGACATTTTGATTCATTTTATGTATAATAGTTGAAATTATAGGAGAATAAATAAAATTATGCCTAATCTAGTACCTATGGTCATTGACCAAACTGCAAACGGAGAACGTAGTTTCGATATTTTTTCTCGTTTGCTTAAAGAACGAGTAATATTTCTTACAGGCGAAGTCAATGATTATCAATCTGACTTGATTTGTGCCCAACTTCTATTCTTAGAAGCAGAAAATCCAGAAAAAGATATCCATTTCTATATCAATTCACCAGGAGGTCATGTAACTGCTGGTATGGCTATCTATGATACTATGCAATTTGTCAAACCAGATGTTTCTACAATGGTTCTTGGACAAGCATGTTCTATGGGTTCTCTTTTAGCTACTGCTGGAGCAAAAGGTAAACGATATATGTTGCCTAATGCTAGACATATGATTCATCAACCTAGTGGTGGAGCAGGCGGTCAAGCTACAGATATGGAAATTCAAGTACAAGAAATTCTAAAAACAAAAGCACGACTAATTCAAATATATGTGCAACACAATACAGCCGGAAAATCTTATAATGATTTCTATGGTGATATGGAACGAGATAATTTCATGAACCCAGATGAATCATTGAAGTACGGTCTTATTGACAAAATAATCGACAAAAGACCAGAGTAACTATCCCGTAAACAATGAGAAGGATCACATCGATGTCTACAAAAGATATCATCCGCAAAAACTGGCCTGCGGTAGAAGAACGAATACGAACTTTGTTTAACAAGTATCGTTCAGAATTTGAAAAAGACGGAATTGAATTCAGTACAAAACAACAAAGTGAACTAATGAGTGAAATCGCTCAAGTAAGTTTTCTTAATATTCTCAAAGAAAAGAATATCAACACAGAAGTCAAAGTAGGTGTAAATGTCGCTGATGTTTATATCAATGGAGAACCAGTTGAAATAAAAACATGTGGTGCTGATAAATGGCAAGGCGGTAGTTTCTCAAAACGACCTGGATTGTATCTCTTATTGAGTTGGAAATATAACGATTCTACAAAACTATTTTGTGCAATGCAAGATATGGTTGAATCTGACTGGCGTAGTCATATGCTCAATGAAGATAAAAAGATGAAGAAAAATGCAACCTATTATGGCACTTGGTACGGTAAAAAAGAACTAGTAGAAGACAGTAGATATGAACTATTGTCAGGAAGCATTGATATTATTGATAAAAAGAAGGATGGATCTCCTCGAAAAGTGCCAAATATACACTTTAAATGGGTGTAAAAACTTGACAGAATCAAGAATCATGCTATTATATAGTCATAATGAAAGAGAGGTTAGTTATGACTACATACGCACAAGTTCACGCAGAAGCCACTACACAAGCAACGGCGGCTGTTGATAAATTTTTCAATGATGTTTTAAAAGGTGAAGACCAATTTGCATGTGGTTTTGCATGGGTTACTGTTTATCCTGAAAACAAGGGTAACACTAAACTAGGTAAAGCTGAAAGGGCAGGTCTAGAATCTATTGGATTTACTAAAGACTGGACAGGCAAAGCCTGGCAGTTGTGGAATCCTGGTAAGTACGCAGGTCAAAACATTGACGCCAAAGAAGAAGGCGCAGAGGCTTATGCAAAAGTAATGAAATCTTACGGTTTCAAAGCATATGCTGGTTCAAGGTTAGACTAAAAAACTTGACAGATTCACGAATCGTGCTATTATATAAACATGATGAAGGAGAAAGCTATGAGTAAATTTGTTATCGAAACTGCTATTCGTGAAAACTATGCCGCTCATAATGATGATTGGGATGGTGTTTCAGCATACTGGAAAAACAAAGGTGGAAACACTTATATCGTAGAGGCAGAAACAGCCGAAGAGGCTAAAACTGTCATTCCTTTAGTTACAGATTCTAGCAATGCATTTGAAGAAAACTTTTTTGATTTCTTTGAGTGTGACGATGATTTTGAATCTGAGTTTCTTAAATCTCAAAAAGAGTATGACCCAGAAGGATGGGAAACTCTTTATGTTGACAAAATTGTTCGTAAAGGCAAATCGTCAAACGATTGGTACATGAAACGTGGCTATATCGTTGGTGGTTGGCAGAAAGGTTCTGAGTATGAACATCTTATTGGTAAGTTTGTTGGTAATGTCGATAATCTTAGTACAGGAAAATGCGTCCTTAAAATTGAAGGCGATACCCGTACAAGTCTAGTATAAATCAATTATAATCGAAAGAGAGGTCGTTATGAAAATTTCAGTTATTCATTCAGCATTCGGAGATACTCCCCACGTTGTAGCATTTGTTGATGTTCCAGAAGGAACAGAAGAAATGGAAGCAATGGAGTATGCTTATCGTTGGACTAACAATGTAATGGGTTCTTGGTCTATCAAAAAAGAAGTTTTTGAAGACGGAGAAACTAATGGTGACTTTAATCCTAATGTCACTGTAATGGCTCCACTTCACGTTGATGATAGTGGTAAGGAATGGGGTTTGCGTTCTACATCTGTTGGTGACCAAATGCTTGTTGGTACTAAAAAGTATGAAGTTGCTAGTTTTGGTTTTAAGGAGATTGCATAATGGCAGTAGTTCAGAAAAACAATGTTCGTGAATATAAAATCGATTTAGATGGTTCGGCTGGTAATGCGTTCTATCTATTAGGTACGGCACAAGGTCTGTGTCGTGACCTCGGTCTAGACGGTAACAAAGTTATCGATGAAATGAAATCAGGAGATTACACTAATCTCGTAAAAACTTTTGACAATTATTTTGGAAGTTTTGTTACTTTAGAAACAAGTGATGAAACTTTACTAAATGCATTGTCTTAACAAAGAAAGGGTTGTATGTCAAAACAAGAACTTAGAAATCCCGTAAGGGTTAAAATTGATGGTGTTGATGTAACAAAAGACACTACGGTTGATGATGCATATCGTGTTCAAAAACTTATGCAACAAATGAACCCAGATTCTAAAATTGAAATTGTAAATGTAGAACCTACTCAAGGTTATACTAAATCAATCTATGATTTTTAACTAAAACCAGGTACGTAACTCCACATTTTTGCAGTACGTATTTTCATAGCGGCTAGTTTTTCATCAAACTGGCCGTTATTCTTTTTTATATTAGTTTGAATTTCATCTGTGATATCATACCACTTTTCATTATTAATTAAACTAACAATAGGATGATTTTCAATTTTTTCTACACCTTCTTTAAAGAAGTAAAAACATAATGCATCAAATTGTGGTTGAGATAATTCTTTCTTAACAAATCTTTCTAAAACATTTCCAATATTTCTTAATTGTTTTTCTAATATAAAGTTTGCCATTACTTTTGTAATCTTACCACTAGATATATCTATTCTTTGTGATGCAACTGTAACATAACCATATTTTATTTCTGTATTTGTAACTTGATAACCATAACCAACTTCATTGCTATCTGAAATTTCTAACGTTGGTGTTTCAGTATCAATGATTGCGTCCTTGCTCATAGAACCAAATACTAATTGTTCTATTGGAAATGTTGTTAATCTTACATGAGATAAAATATAATTTGGTTCGCCTGTTTCTTTGTATCCTGTACCTAAATAAGTTCCGTAAGGTGTTATTACATTCAACGGAAGTTGAATATAATTTAATAATGAACCTTTTCTTTTATCAAATATCATTTAAGTTCTTTATCCTTATGAAAGCAATCAAACTGTATGTCATAGTATTGATTTTCCCTATGCTTTGACCAACTTGAATCACTTGCTATTGCTTCACACTGTTCTTGTGTCATTAAGTTATTATTAACGTATTGGTTGCCGATAAAAACCCAATTTTTTCCGTCGTTTCCCCACATACTAATAACTAGTAAAAATACTTCCATTATGCTAACCTCACTGATGTTGTTCCTGTAACGTCTGAATTCTCTGCTACTTTGTATTGTCGATTTAATACATATGCTCCTCGTTCAACACTTGCGGCTGAAAAGTGCATTGGATCCCAAGGTGAACTCCAGTTACCACCCCAACCTAATCCATGTCTTGCGGCTATATCGCCTACATTTAATGGTAAATCACAACCCTTATCTGAACCTCTTGTTACACCTGGATTCCACCCAGATGGTCTAGACCTTGCGTAACCATTTGGTGCATATGCATTGATATCTATTGCGGCACCCATTGCGTGAAAGCTAGGTTTACTTCCACCTCTTTGATTTCTATTCACATAGCCATGTAAATTTCTAATTTCATAACCTGTTGCTTCCAAATCATCAATAAGACCTTGAAAGTTTTTCTGAAATATTGCGGCTACTCTACAACCAACACCATTACTTGCTCTGATTGTTGCAAGACCTTCTCCTGGTGGTAGACCAGGAACATCTTCATTTGAATTGGCATCTTGATTCGATGCAGATGTTTGTCCTTCTGCACTAGAAGGATCTTTTGCTATATCGTTTCCTGCTTTTTGTGTATCGCTAGTTTGTGAAGGTGTTTCGCCAGAAGAACTAGGCATATTTGCTTCAGTTCCTCTTAAGAAAGGTTCATGTGTTGGTATTTTAGGAATAATACTTTCATCAATTTGTGTATTTTCTAAATTCTGTATATCTGGTTGTGCAGTTAATGGAATATCATATGCTATAGAAGCCATAGGACCATTAAGATGCAAATGTTGTCCTGTAGAAACATACATACTTGTACTCACTTTTACATGATTTGCTCCACCACTTTCTAAGAAAGAAGAACCTTTTGTTTTTGTATGATATTGATTACCTACATTTAGATTATAGTTGTCTCCGCTTCTTACATTTATTTTTTCACCTGCTTCAATGTTTATATTTTTGTCTGCACGTATATTAAAATCTTTTTCTGTACGCATTGATAGTGAACCTTCTGCGTAAACCATTACTTCACCATCTGCTCCTATTTCAACCCATCCAGAACCTGAACTATTAATTGCATAAACAAAATCGTTTGTACCATCAACAATAACTTGAGCACCTGATCCTGTAGATATTCGAATTTGATTAGGATGAATAGTTCCATCATCGCCAACAGAACCATCGTCCATAGTTATAGAATTTCCTCCTGGTGAAAGTAATCCTACTACTTTAGAATGTTGAGTGGTTTCATAATTGGCATCTCTGTGTGGACTTGCAGTTGATTGACCTCTTAAACTATCAGAATATATACCTTGACTAGCAGTATTAGAATTTTTATTAGAATTTTCTTGTTCAGCAGGATCAGTTTTTACTACATCACGCATTGATATAGGTCTTACTTTTGCAGACTTGACATCTTTGAATACGCCTTCGCCTTGACCTGTACCATCTGCTTTTGCTGTATCTGCCGCACCACCACTAACAACGGATGGTACCTCCTGTGATACTGCAAACCAATAACCTTCGTTCAAGTCACCATTCTCTGCAAAGAAAACTAAAATAGTAACTCCAGCGTCTGGTGGGACTGCAAACATACCATATGGTCCCTGAGCATTTGCTCCGCCAAATGGTGATGCATATTGAAAGTATAATGGATTATCTGGGTCGCCGCCTAACTTAGGTATATAAGCCGCAATTCTTCCTCTACCTTCAGGGTCTGGTTTGCCACCAACAGTGATAGCTTTCCATACACCACTTTGTACATTTCTTAGTAAAGGGTTATCATAGTGTTTTCTTTCACTTTGAATGCTTTTACCTAGTAAGTTATCATTATTAAAAGACATAGTATCCTTCCATTATATTCAAATATTTATTTGACATTACTGTGGTCCCTCTTGTTCTGGAACTTCAACTTCGATTGCAAATACATCACCATTTCCTATTCCAATTCTTATCGGTTCGCCTAACCCAGCACTGGATCTTTTAACTTCTGTTTTTCCTGTTCCAATTGATGGAAATTTAGATGCAATATCTTTTTTCATTTGATCCAACATTGGTACAGTCCAACCATTTTCTGTATCAACTTTACTAGTATCAATGACGTATTCTTGCACATTGCCGTCTGCATCAATATACTTTACTGGTTCGATGAAAGACATATCTGGTGTTTGGTCAACAAAAGTTTCATCACCGTAAGTTTGTGTTAAAGTTCTCCTAGGTAAAGTTTCCGCTTGTTTGGAGATGTTATCATATATACTTCTTGCCGCGGCAAGTTGTTTCTGGTCATCTTCAGTTATACCAGACATGTCAACACCTTCACTTAGTACTGCTGGTTGAGAACCAGGCAATTCTACAAGATCCTGTGTTTGTTGTAATTGATAAATTTCGTTTGCTTGGTCTACCGGTAAATCATCTATAAACTGTTTAACTTTTAAACCGTTGTTACTTTCTAATACTTCTTTATATTCATCTTTCACATCGTCTGGTACATTTAGATTATCAATAGCAGTGTTGCCCGATGGTGTAACACTATATGTGTTTGGTGGGGGAGGAGGAACTGTAATAGTTCCGTCGTTATTATCTACATAAACGTCAGGTAACACATCTGGTTTAGGAACAATAATTGGACTATCTTCTGTTGTTTTAGGTAGATTATCAGTTTTAAAGTTACTACCTCCTTGATTACCGGTTAGTTCTTGAACTTCTGTCATAACAATCGGACTAGATTCTATTTGGTCAATAAGAATTTGTTCTCTAACTTCATTAAGTTTTTGTTCATCTTCTTGTCTGCCTTTATTCGTAAAATAAAAACCATCTAGTTCGTCTTCTAATTCTTGTTCTTCTAGTTTTAGTTGTGATATGTTTTCTCTTTTTTCTTTGTCAATAACTTCGTTTCTTACTTCACCTCTAACACCTGTTGTTGCATTTTCTGTAATTTTGTTTATTGCATTTTCATTTGCTTTTACTTGTGCATATTCTGTATCAGTTAAATCCCATAAACTTCTGCCATTTATAAGGTCTTGATTTTCATCATGTAATGATTGAACTTGATTAAATTCTTGTGCAGTTAAAGTTTTCTTTCCTGTGTCAAAAGAATACTCTCTAGTTTGTCCACCAGTAATTGTACTTGTTTGTTTGTGTTTCATTCCGCCGTCATAAAGTTGTACATCACCATTAAGCATTGCATCTGTGCCTGCTTTTCCAAACAATCCGCCTGGTTCTAATTCTGACATAACTTGATTTGGGTTATTCAATGCATCATTAGGACCTAAATAAGTTTTATCCATATCTTTATCGATTTGTTCAGACCAAGCATCTATTTCATCTTGGTCAACTCCTGTTATACCATCTGAAATTTTTTCTTGTCCTAATGATTCGTATGTATTATCTAACATCGCAATCGTGGCAGAGGACACAGTTGTTCCATCGTCTATTGATTCATTGATTATATTTCTAGCCTCATCTGCATCGCCAAAGTGATTTACTATTTGTTGTCTACCCATTGCTAAGTCTGAACATGCCGCTTGGTTTCCTAAGTTACATAAATCTTGAAGTTGACTAGTTACAAGTGCCAGTTGTTTTGCATCTGCTTCTTCTGGTATGCCGTCAACACCATCGTTATCAATAAAAAGACCAGTTGCATTTTTATAGGCCGCCGATGCCGCAAGATAGGCCGCGTCAGTATTTTCAACTACTACTGTATCACCTTCACCATCACCATCTGTATCTACTAAGGCGTTTCCAGCACCTTCCGGAGGAGCAATATTTCCTGCTTCGGCTGATTGTCCTGCTCCATCTTTTCCGCTACCATCACCTCCTGTACCTGTGCCATCATTTGTGCCAAGTTCTGCAGGAATATCAGTGTGTGCTACGGCTCTGTCTTCTGTCCATAATGTAGGACCATCTACAATACCAAAAGTAAGTGATGATTGTTGAAAAGTAGATGCCGCAGGATGTTTTACCATTTCTAATGTTTGTGTAAACTGACCTCCACTAAAACTATGTATAATATCATTTACTTGATACACCATAGTTTCTAGTCTTGTCTTTTTTATACCATCTGAATTCGCCGCATCTTGTCCTACGTTATTTGAATTTTCTAAATAATTTCCTTCTGCCTTATCTGCTATAACAAGACAGTAATTTGCTCCATTTAATGATGAACTATGCATCTTAAATTGTTCATTTGAATTTTTATTTGAGAAGTTTTTCTTTTCAATTTCAACTGGTATAAATGTCTCTAACCAATAAGGATCACCTTTAATAGTCATTGATGCATTTTGCATACTTAAATTTCCTGAACGACCTTCATAATATTTTGATAATGCAACTTCTACTTCTTCTTGGTCTGGATGTTTAATAACTTTTAATCTTGTTGGATTAGATAGTATTGGTTTAGTAATTCTATTAAAGTTCACAGGGTTCTCAATAAGAGTTTTCATCAAAGCATCAAATTGGTCTAGACTTAATTTTTGTATTATTTCTTTATCTAATTGTTCAATAAGTACTATCTCTTGACCAGGAAGATTAGTTGCTGTTATTCCTAATTCGTCCCAGGCTTCACCTGTTGCTGTTGTAGATTCTAAAAATTTCTTTGATAGTAAATGACCTAATGCTTCACGCATTACATCATCATTTTCTCTATAGTTTTCTTCAAGATTGTTTAACGCACTATTATCATCTAATTTTGCTTGTCTAACAAGATTGTTTAACTTATTAAAGTTTTCTCTTGTTTCTCCTTTGAAGATATCATTAAAAATTTCATAGGCTATCGTACCTTCTTTAGTCTGTCCATTTCCTCTTTTCAATGACTCTCTAAGGTAATTAATATCCGCCGCATTGATGGCAATCTCATCTCCGCCTAATTGATCCGGATCAACTCCATTTGCTCTCAAACGTCTTTCAAATTCACTGGCTAGTTCGTCTTGCATTTTATCAAACTCGCTTGTGAGTTGTTCTACATTTTGACTTGTCTTGTTTTTAATTTCTAATAATACTTTTGCTTCCGCTTCTAACTCAGTTAACTTTTGTTGAGCCTTTTTATCTATATTTTTTCTATAATCGCCAATAGCATCTAAGAACGTATTCGCCATATATTGGTCAGATGGTTTAGAATAAATCTTTTCAAGTTGTCTTCTTAGTTGAATTTGAAAATCAATTATCTGGTCATTTTTTCCTGTATACTGATAATAATATCTTTTATGACATCTTCCTTTTAAAAATACTTGTTTAAGAATATCTGCGGTTGCTTGTGAAAGCATAGCATTATGTATAGCATTTTGTGGTAGTAAAGACTCATGTAACGTTACATAAAACGTAACATCATATGCACTTTTGTTTGTCAATACATTAAATCCATTTTCTTTTGGAACAGCATGTGGTTTAATCACAAATATTTCTGTCATTTTCTTTTCAGATGCAGTAAGTTCTTCTCTAACTTGTTTTGCGTTTATGATTATATTATGCAAACATTCATAGATAGAATGTCCAGGTTGTACAACGCCTGTTGATTGAGATATTTTAACAGCCGCTTTCTTTTCTGTTTCATTATTAGCAGAAGCATAGTTTGGATAACCAATTCCTCTCATGTCTGCTTGTCCGTACCTTTGTTTGAATTCTTCTGACATAGAAATTTTATAAGTGTGAATAAACTGAGTACTGTCAAGTACGGAATTTTGTATTACGTTTTTGTTTAACTTATCCATAAATTCTTCTAGAGTTTCTTCAAGTGTGTCTTTTGTTGCAAATTCAAAATTACTTTCTACTTTAGAAACATCTGTAGAATTTACAACTTCATCAGTTAATATATTACCTGATAGTAATACACTTGTACCTCTAGCATCAGTTGTAGTATCTAAATCTGTAGTTTGTTTAATTTTAAATGGTAAAACTTTTGTAGCTGGGAAATCTCTTACAATCTGATTATCATCATCGTAACCCATAAACTTTATTTTCATAAAGTATATAGAATCAAATATGCTTGTGTATCCAGATAACAATGCCGCATTTTGTAACATGTCAGGTAATGAAGTTCCGCCTACTTGTGTTATTTGAAACTGTAATTCTGTTGCGGTCCCTGCCATTCTGCTTAGGCTAACTGCACCATATCCTGTACCTCTAATTTGTACATCTGTTATAACTAGTTCTGCACTTACACCTGTTTTTGCAATCGTAATTTTTTTCATGCCGGCTTTAGGCCAACCATCGTTGACTACATCTAATAACATGTCAGGTGTATTTTCTAATCTTAAATAGTTTCTTGCCTCACCTTGATTGACTTGAAATAGTTCAATATTGTATGTATAGTTTTGAAAATTATCTAGTTCATTATCCCAGAATATGTTTAGTCGTTCCATTCTATCAACGACTTCTTCTAAACTAGTAGCTGTATTTAAAATTTGTTTTCCTGCTTCTTCTTTTTGAGTTGGATCTAACGCATCTATGCCTTCTCCAGGTGGTTCATTTATATCCATAAACTCACTCGACTCTACATCTGATATTTCAGGAGTATCTATATTACCATATGCCATATCTAAACCACCTTTGATAGCTGGTTTAAAATAATTATATGCTTCAAGTCCGCCTTCCATTTTTATCATTGCTCCAACCATTTTTTGAGCAAGTTCTGGATTTGCACTTAAATCAATTTCTGCGTCTGGGCTGATACCCATTTCGGTTGCAACAAAGTTTGCGTAATTGGTTGTGTTGTTTTCATTGGGTGGAGCCCAACGTGCAATCATTTGATTTACTGATGTTAAGCCATGTTTATCTTGGTAAGTTTCAAGAGTTTTGCCCATTGCACGAACACCATGTTCAGGTGTTGCGTAGGTAACAAATCTTCCGTCATCGCCGGTTTTTCCAACCCAAGCAGTTGAGTTAGATTCGATGTTTCCTGGATTATTATTTCTTGCACTTCTTACCGTCATTGTACTACTTCATTTTTTCGATTGCATTTTTGCTAGGAAGTTTAATCTTTGTTCCTGATAGAAAATCTCTGATAGGATCTTCTATTATATCTGGGTTTCTCTTTGCAAAAATCCACCAATACTTTGAAGTGCCGTACATTTCATAACTACACAAGTCTGGTCTCATGTCGTAATGTTGTGGTATGGTATATGTTTCATCTAAAGGATCAAACTCTAGATAAACAGGATTCATAATATCTAAAACTTTTTCTTTGATTATCCCGGTTTTCTTCCAAGGAGATGTTGGATCATACATTAGATATACCCCTTACTTTTCAATTTCCCACTTAAGAAATCATTCATTGTGAAATTCTCTCTTACGTTCTTTGGAGAATATGTTGTTGTTAAAGATAAAACAAATGTTTGTTGTACCGGAACTCTTTCGCCTGATGAAAGAGTGATATAGTCAACATCTTGGTCTAAGTTCCAAGTAAAATCTCTTACAAGTATTGGTACGTTTGTATAAATGTTGTGTGCATAAAAACGCAATACCGGAGGGGGTAGACCTGCATCTGGATCTCTAGGACCAAAGTTCATTTTCAACGCTCCTCTGAAAAATTGACCCATTCTTAACACAGTTTGTGCTTCTTCTTCACTACGAATAATGATAGGAGCCGCCATGTTAAACTCTGTATTAGATGCCATTTCAAATGCACGTTGTTGAAAATTAGTATGTGATAAATCATATGATGTATAACCAGATTGTGTAATAACACTAATAGTGGGTGTGTAGGGAAACTGTACTGTATTCAGTCCAGATGCACCGAGTCTTCCACTTGGATCAGTTATATAAACTGGTTGTGACTCAATATATAAATTATCAGATGCCATTTGATTCTCCTTCTTTTGTGTATTTATCGTCATATAAAGTTCGTAGTTTAAAAAAGTTGATATTTCGCTTGACAAGTGCATTCAAAATAGTATATAATAAAGTATTAATTAGGAGCAAAACCATGGCACGTAGAGGTCAAAATTATTTAAACAACAAAGATATGCTCAAAGAGATTCATACCTCAAAGGGTAATTACACTTGGTTTGAAGACAGACAAGCATATCATCAGTATGATATTATAGTTGAGGACACAAGCGAAATTCGTGACGCTATTCCTCAAGCACAACAAAACCGGGCAGATAGAATGCAAAAAGAAGCCTGGGAAAAGAACGAAGACAAAAAGAAAAGACAATCTGATTTTTTAGTTGATCCAAATACAATCGATAAAAACAGTTTGATATTCAGAGTTATGACTTATGAGCATATTCCTGATGAACCTGGAAGAAAGAACAATCCAAAGACAATCGCTGACCATAAGGTCAAAGTAAACTTTCCTCCATACAAACATTATGTATTAGATGGTAGAAAATTCAGAGAAGTGGCTATTTCACATCACAACAAAAACAAAGAGTTTGATTTACAAGCTGGTAAAATCACTGCGAAACTTGCCAACATGTACATTAAATTAGTAGAGCGTTATTCTCAAAGAAGTAACTGGCGTGGTTACACATATATCGATGAAATGCGTGGACAAGCACTATTGCAACTTACACAAATTGGTTTACAATTTAACGAAGCAAAGTCAGACAATCCATTTGCATATTATACCGCGGCAGTGAACAATTCATTTACACGTGTTCTAAACACTGAAAAGAAAAATCAAGGTATTCGTGATGACCTATTAGAGAAATCAGGTCAGATGCCAAGTTGGACTAGACAGTTAGAACATGAAATGAAATCTCAAGAAAGATGGCAGAAAGTAATTAAAACAAGAATTACTGATGACCAAATTCCTACAGAGACAATCAAAGAGATATACGCGGACAATGACTAATCTTTTTAACAAAGCGGCTTGGTTCACTGATATTCATTATGGTATGCGTAACAACGCAAAGTGGCATAATGAAGATTGTGATGCATTCATAGACTGGTTCATCGAAGAAGCTAAAGCAAAAGGTTGTGAAACCTGTATCTTTGGTGGAGACTGGCATCATAATCGTGCTAGTTTGAATATTTCAACAATGAAGTATTCACTTGACGGTCTTAGAAAACTCAACAACGCTTTTGACAAAGTTTACTTTATTCTAGGTAATCATGATTTGTTTTATCGTGAAACACGTGATGTAAACTCAGTAGAGTTTGCAAAAGAATTACCTAACATTATTCTGATTGACAGTGTACTCAACGAAGGTGATGTTACCCTTGTCAGTTGGTTAGTTGGTGATGAGTGGAAAAAAATTCCGAAGATAAAATCAAAGTATATGTTTGGACACTTTGAACTCCCGACATTTAAACTTAATGCGATGGTTGAAATGCCGGATCATGGTGGTTTAAAAAGTGAAATGTTTGAACATCAAGATTATGTATTTTCAGGACACTTTCATCATCGACAAATAAAAGGCAACGTGATATATACAGGAAATGCTTTCCCACACAACTTTTCAGATTCATGGGACGATGAACGAGGTTGGATGTTTTTAGAGTGGGATAAAGAACCGGAATTCTTTGCATGGCCTGATGCTCCTAAATACCGAAATGTCACGTTGTCTTCTTTACTTGAAAATCCAAGTGAAATTTTATTGCCAAAAACAAATGCAAGAATTTCACTAGACATTGATATCTCATATGAAGAAGCAAACTTCATTAAAGATACATTCATTGAAACGTATGACTTACGAGATATTACGTTACAACCAATGAAGAATGCACAACACGAAGAAGACACTGGTGCTGAGATACATTTTGAAACGATTGATGAAATTGTTATATCTCAGTTAAATTCTATTGACGATAACGGTAGCTTCAATAAAAAGATACTTGTAGAATTATACCAGAACTTGTAACATGAAAAAGATTTTAATAACAGGAAACAGAGACTATGGGCTTTGCCAAGCGATATGCAATCTTTTTGATAATATGGATAATATTAGCTATAGCACTGTCAGTCGTAGCAATGGTTGGGCTTTAGAAAAAGCAGAAGAACAACAACGACTCGCTGAATACTTTGTAGAAAACAAGTATGATATTTTTATCAACAATTCTGCATTGTGGAAGTTTCATCAAATTATGATTGCTGAACAAGTTTACAACAAATGCAAAGATGCTGGACATACTGCATATTTGATACACATGGGTTCTACTGCCGATACAGGTGTTAAAGGTAGAACATGGCGTTATCCAACAGAAAAGAAAGCACTAAGAGATTATAACAGAGATTTAACATACATGACTATGGGTGGTTCAAACATCAAAACTACATGTGTATCACCTGGAAGTTTAACAACCGCAAGTGTAATGAAGAAACATCCTGATAGAAAACTAATCGATGTTGAGTACATTGCAGAAGTTATTTTATGGTTGATTAATCAACCAGATTATGTTAATATCAATGAAATCAGTTTAGACCCTATTCAAACAGGGACTTTTGCAAGAGAGAGGTAAACGTTTGTTAAAGATTAAAAACATTACAATCCGAAACTTTATGAGTGTAGGAAACGTAACCCAAGCGGTTAACTTAGAACGAGATAATCTTACACTTGTTCTAGGTAATAACGTAGACTTGGGTGGTGACGGTTCCCGTAACGGTACTGGTAAGACTACTCTTATCAATGCTCTTTCATATGGTCTTTATGGAAATGCTCTTACAAACATCAGAAAAGATAATTTAATTAACAAGACAAATGCTAAAAACATGCTTGTTACGATTGACTTTGAATACAACGGAAGTCAATACAGAATTGAACGTGGTCGTAGACCAAATGTATTTCGTTTAATGCGTGATGGTATTGATTTAAATGAATCAGTAGACGAAGCACAAGGCGAAATGCGTCAAACACAAACAGAAGTAGATTCTATCATAGGTATCTCTCATGCAATGTTCAAACATGTTGTTGCACTAAACACATACACAGAACCGTTCTTGAGCATGAGAGCGAATGACCAACGTGAATTGATTGAAGAACTTTTGGGTATTACTGAATTGTCTCGTAAAGCAGAGGCTCTAAAAGAAGTAATCAAAGAAACAAAAGACGAAATCAAAGATGAAGAATACAACCTCAAAGCGAAAGAAGACGCTAACTCACGTATTCTAAAAAGTATCACAGACATTGAACGTAGACAACGTATCTGGAAAGAAAAGCATGATACTGAACTAGAAGAACTACAAAATGGTTTTGATAGTCTTTCACATGTTGATATCAAACAAGAAATTGCTAATCATCAGACACTAAAAGAATATAACGAAAAGAAATCTAAACTAGATGAAACTAATCGTTGGATCGATAGTATTAATGCAGATAACAAAAAACTAAGTGACTTAGAAACAAGAGTTAGAAGTGATATCGAAAAGATTAAAGACCACAAATGCTTTGCTTGTGGACAAGATATTCATGATAATAAACAAGAAGAAATTCTAAGAGAAAAAGAAGATTTGTTAGGCGAAACACTAACACATCTTTTAGAAAACCAAAACAAATTAGAAGAATACGAAAAAATAATTTCCGAAGTTGGAGAACTAAGTTCTCCGCCACAAGTATTCTATGAAAATTTAAATGATGCTTATGAGCATCAAAATTCTGTAACAGTACTTAAGGAACAAATTGAAACTAAAAAGAAACAAGAGGATCCTTACACTGACCAGATTAAAGAAATGCGTGAAAGTTCACTTGAAGAACTAGACTATTCTAAAATGAATGCTCTAAACTCTTATCGTGAACATCAGG